TATTATATATATTTATTTTATATTTATCATTTATTAAACTATTCGTTAATAACTCTACCTTTATTTAGTATAGTATTCTTTTAAATTATTATTATTAATATTATTTTTATTATTAATATTATTTTTTTATTATTAATAATTATTATTAACTATTTATTATTTTCTAAATAAATATTAAAAATAATAAATAATAAATAAATTTTATAAGACAAACAAATTAAAAATAATACTAAATTATTAAAATGGTAAATTTGATTTCTTTTAAAGAATTTAAAAAATCTATCAAATATATTACACCTATAACTATTAATACTTATTATAAAAATAAAAATTATATTGTATATACAATTTTATGTGTCTTAAGTCTCATTACTTTATATTGTCTCTATAATTACATTATAAATAATCAAAGTATTACAACTCTATTTTATAATAACATTATTAATGGTAGTGAAGAAGTAGAAACTGTATCTAGACCATTTTTAAATTTACAAGCAGTTAAAAAAGATGGCAGTGAAGTTAAAACTAATATCATTTTTATAACCCATAGTTTTTCTAGAGATGATTGTGAAACAAATTATAATGACTATAAAAAGAAAGGTTATCATTTTCTTGGTTTAAGTAGTTATAGTGAATTCCCTGGTCCCATTAGTAATATACACGACGCACTTCATGACCCTAAACATAAATGTTATACCTATGATTATTTTGATTTAACCAAAGGTTGGTGTTCTGTTTTTACAGAAGAAAATAATAAAAAATGGATGAAAAATGGATTTCCACGTGTTCAATTAGCCGAAAGTGATTTCGCAAATTACGAACAGCATTTACCCGATCCTAATGTTAAAAAAGAATACGATTTTATTTACATTTGTTTAAAAGATGGTGATAAAAAAGAAGGTGATAAAGATTGTCCCACGGGATGGCAATCACAAATAAGACGGTTTGACATAGCAAAGAAATTAATTGATGTGATGTGTAAAAAATATAAATTGAAAGGTCTTTTAGTTGGACGTATTGGTTGTGAAATTCCTCCCACTTGTCATCAATTAATGGAACAAACCGATTTTATGGATTATAGTAAATTTATTACAAGTTTTAATAAGTGTAAATTTATTTTAACCTGTAGTGAAGCCGATGCCTCTCCCAGAACTGTTAGTGAAGCAATGTGCTTTAATCTTCCTGTATTAATGAATAAAAAAATATTAGGTGGATGGCAATATGTTTCAGAACAATCTGGTGAATTCTTTGACCCCGATACAATTGACACTGAATTTGAACCAGTTTTAGATAAGTTTATGACAAAATTAAATAATAATGAATATACTCCCCGTGAATGGTTTATAAAAAATTATGGTAAATATAACAGCGGTAAGAGACTTTTTGATTTTGTAAAAACATTATTTAAAGAAAATGAATTAAATGTTAAATATAATGAAATAGAATATATGAAACCTGGTATATAAACTATTATATAAAGTTAGTATTTATTTATTATATAATATAAACTAAAATTATATAATATAAATAAATATTAACTTATATATAATAAATACTTAAATAATGTAATAAAATGATATGACTTTTACTATTTCTTTAGAAGAATTAAATAAACACTTTGGAAACCCTATTCATTCTATTGAAATGAATAAACTTAACACATTTACTAATTTTAATACTATAACTATGTTTGAAAAAACAAATTATTATACTTACTGGATAAAAAGAATTCAAAATGAAGAAAATTATATTAATAATAGTTTAAATGTATCATTAGATGATATACGTTATTTAAATAATAGACAAAGAAATACTTTAAGATGCATAAATAAAATGAGACAACAACATACTTATATACATAAATTTAAAAATAATTGTATTAAAAATGATGATGGTAATGATATTGGTAATGATATTGGTAATGATATTGATAATGATATTGATAATGATATGAATAATGATATAAATACTATATTAATTACAGAATATAATTTTAGTGTTGAAATACCTAAAGAATATAGTATTGAATATTATAGAAAATAATAGAAGATTATATAATTTATTTTATTTGGTTTTATTTTATAATTTTACCTTTCTATTTTTGTTTAATAAATAATTTATATTTAATAAAATAGATTAATCTAAATAAATAAAAAATAAATAATAATTATAAGTATAAAAAAAGTAGTATCCAGAATGACTATATTAAATAATATAACAACTAACACTATAATAATAGCATTTCTATCATTAATTGTTATTATTGCTATTTATACTGAATATATTAAACCTATGATTATAAATTTCATAAATGGTAAATCAATAAATGATACTATTACAGAAGCCTTTACATCTCAATATTCTTCATTAACACCATCACTTTCAAATACTGTTGAGTTTGATACCAATTCTTATTTACGTGATAAAAATAAGCCCATTGTTGTTAAAAACTCAATTTCATTACCTTTAATTAATTATTGTTATTATACAACTGGTTCGTATGAATATTTAGTAGGTAATTATTTCCGCCGTGCTATTTATCCTGTAAAACAAATGAAATGTATGACAAACATAGAAGTCATTTATAAATTTATAAATAATGAGATTGACATTGCTTTTATAAGTGAAGAATTATTAAGTAGATATATTAAAAAAGACTGTCGGTATTTAACACGTTTATTAGCAAAAACATTTAATATATCTCAAAATAAATTAGAAGATGAAGAAACATTAACTAATTTATATCCACCTATTAATTTTAGTGCGATTGGCGTTGGTTTTGATAGAGACTTTTATTTAATAGCAAATAATTTTTCAAACATAGTAGAATTTATAGATATTAAAGATAAAAAAATAGGTATATTAGCAGATAGTTATTATGATTATATTAAAATGTGTTCTGCTTATGGGATAGATATAACAAATAATAGTTATAATGATACACAAATTATAGAGACTGAGTTAGAAGAGTTGATAAAGGGATTTCGTGAAGATAAATATGATGCAATTTTCGTCGTTTTACATCCTAAAAATAAATTGCTTTTAGATATGTCTAAAACAATGCAACTTAGATATATTCATATACAGAAAAAACCAACTCTAGATGCTCGTAATAATCTTTCAAATCTTATTAATTTTGATTTAAATAATCAACAAGGAACAACTAGTGAAGATACTATAATGCCACCACCTACATTAAATCAACAAGAACTTTATTCTAAAACATTAATGGATGATTTAAAAACAGTAAATGTAAGAGAAAATTTCAACTCACTTATAAAAAAATATTTTCAACACATTAAACCTCGTGCTGTAGATTTAAATAAATTTCATAAAAGTGAAAATAAATATAGTTATCTAGATACTTATTCAACTAGAATGATATTAGTAGTTCGTAATGATATACCAAAAGAAAGAGTAGAATATATTACTCAAAATTATATAAATAATTTAGAAAAAATGAGAAATACAATTGATATAGAAGAATTTAATACTAAAATAGATAATTTTTCATCAAGAGAATTTACATATCAAGAATTAGTCAGTTTTGATAGTGAAATACCAATTGCTGATGGTGCTAGAACTATTTATAAAAAAGAAGGATTAATTTATACGGAAGACGATATGAGGTGTAAAGTGTAAAGTATAAAACATAGAAAAAAAAACGGGGGGGAAACGGAAAATTAACGGAAAATTAACAAAAATTGAAAACAGGATTACATAATTTTATTTTTCATATTTTAATTCAAAAAATAAAAGAAGATACTACTTCATCTTAACCGGTCATACGGATATTGTAATAAATATTTCATTTTCTCCTGGTGGGAATTACAACTGTTCGGAGATGTGTGATGAAAACATGTGCTTGGGTAACACCGGCAATAATATCAGCACTTTGGAAGGTCATACGCATGTTGTCACGAGTTTATCGTTTTCCCCCACTGAAAATATCGTTTGTTCGGGGTCGTATGATAAAACCGTGCGATTGTGGAACACCGAAACTGGTGAGACTATCTGCACCTTAAAAGGTCATAAGAAAACTGTCATGAGTGTGTCGTTTTCCCATCAGGGGAAATATATCTGTTCGGGGTCGAATGATAAAACCGTGCAATTGTGGAACACCGACACCGGCAAGATTATCCGCATTTTAAACGGTCATACGGAGTATGTCAAGAGTGTGTCGTTTTCCTCTGATGTGAAATACATCTGTTCGGGGTCGTTTGATAAAACCGTGAAAGTGTGGAACACCGAAACTGGCGATACTTTCCGCACTTTAAACGGTCATGAGGGAGGTGTCACGAGTGTGTCGTTTTCCCCTGATGGGAAATATATCTGTTCGGGGTCGCTTGATAAAACCGTGCGATTGTGGAACGTTGACACCGGCGAGAACAATATTTTGTATACTCATACTAATAGTGTCAACAGTGTGGCGTTTTCCCCTTCCGTTAATGGGTATACCATATGTTCGGGGTCGTCTGATAATACCGTACGCTTGTGGAACACCGACACCGGCGAGAATATCCGCATTTTAAACGGACATACGTATATTGTAGATAGTGTGTCGTTTTCCCCTGATGGGAAATTCATCTGTTCGGGGTCGAGTGATGAAACCGTGCGATTGTGGAACGTTGACACCGGCGAGAATATCCACACCTTAAAAGTTCAAATTCGTACATTAAATGTGTATGGTTTGTCATTTTCTCCTAATGGGAAGTATATCTCTTACGGGGATATGAAAAATATTGTATTTGATATAAATCCATTACAATATTGGTCTGAGAAAAATAAAAATTTATTCCCGCCAATTTGTAATGAATTGTTTGACTTCTTTTTCAAGAAGTTAAATGAAGATTTGGCTATTTTCATGTTGTCATATCTTCAACACAAAGATTTTTTAGCTGATTAATTCTAACAGTTAATATCTTTTTTTTTCTAATTATTAAAAATTAATAGTTAGTACTAAAATAAATAATTTTTCATCAAGAGAATTTACATATCAAGAATTAGTCAGTTTTGATAGTGAAATACCAATTGCTGATGGTGCTAGAACTATTTATAAAAAAGAAGGATTAATTTATACAGAAGACGATTTAAGATGTAAAGTGTAAAAAATAGAAAAAAACGGAAACACTTACAAAAATTGAAAACAGGATTACATATTTATAACTATTATAACTTGCAAACAAACGCTATGGATCCTGATAAATATACTCCTACTGTGGGACGAGTGGTTATAGACAACTTTAGAAAACTTTTTCTATGTGTCTGTGCAGATTACTTGTATGGGAAACTTACTTGTGTAAGTAACAATACTAAATATATATTCTTTGTCAGATGTCAAGGTGAATTATGGGACTTTTGTGATGACCAAGACTATCTAAACTCACAAGGCTATATAGGCATCGTTTTAAACGTCCCTAATGAACCAAAATCTATTGAGGCACGTCATAGTCTCGTTAATAAATTTTTTAAAGGTGTTTTAAATCTAGAATCTTGTATTCAGTATATCCTTAAAAAAGACGAGGACAAATATGAAATCATTGGTGAAGATTACATAAATGAAAGGCTTCAAGAAAAACCAAATGATGATTACTCAAATTTTGGGAACTAAAAAATAGTGATGGTATTAAAAACTATCACTCTCATATTTTATATTTTTTTTACAATAATAATTCATACATTTATCAGATTTAATTATTAATTTTATTAATTTTATTAATTTTATTAATTTTCTTTTTTTCGCAATAGTATTTTTATTTTTTTTTGAATTGTTAAATTGTTTTATAAGTAATTTATTTAATTCTTTTTTTGTAATAATGTTATTACAATATTTTTTATAACATTTTTTAGTTTTAGTTTTATTATTAGTGATACTATTTTTATTTTTGCTTTTTTATGTATCATTTTTATATTTTTGAATATTAATATATTATTTTTATTTATTTATTAATATTTTTATTTATTAATTAATATTTTAGATAAATATAAATAATAAAAAAATTGTTATTTTTTTTCTAATTTATTAAATTTAAAAAATAAACTCTATTTTAAAAATATAAAAATATAAAAAAAAGTTAAGTTTAAAAATTGAAATTAAAAATACATTAATTATTTAAATAAAATTACTTTATTCTTTAATACATTATAAAGTAATTTTATAAATTTATTAATTTAAATAATATTTTTAATTAATTAAAATTATTAACTATGATGCCAGAAATAGATTTAAATATTGATTTTAAATCTGAAAAGATTAAAAAAGTTCAAGAATTATTAGCAGACCCTAAAAAAAAGTTTATTATTGTAGATGGAGTTATTGGAGCAGGTAAAACAACTGTTATTTCTTTAATTGAAAAAGAAATAAATAAAGAAAAAAATAATTATGGTAACTTAAAAGTAAAAGCCATTTATGAACCTGTTAAATTATGGAATGATACAGGTGTATTACAATATTTTTACAAAGATATTCCTAACCATTGTTATGAATTTCAAACCTATAGTTTTATTACAAGAATTGAAAGTGTGATTGAAGAATTATATAATAATCAAGATGCTGATGTTTATATTTTAGAACGCAGTATTTGGACGGATAAATATATATTTTTAGAATTATTAAAAGATTCTATTGGTGATTTAAGAATGAATATGTATAATAAATGGTGGTCTATGTGGAGTTATATTATGCCTATGCGAGTAGATAAATGGGTTTTATTAGATACTTCTTTAGAAGAAAGTTTAAGACGTATTAATAGCCGTAATCGTGATGGTGAAAGCACGATTGATAAAGAATACCAAACTAATTTATATGTAAAACATATTGAATTTTATGATACATTACAAAAAGAAAATAAACCTGTTGTTATTATTGATAGCACTATTATGGATGCAAATTTAATTGTTGATAATACTAAAGTTGAAAATATTATAGAACAAATTTTGAATTAATGAATAAATTTTGAATTAATGAATAAATTTTGAATTAATGAATATATTTTGAATTAATGAATATATTTTGAATTAATGATAAAAAAAGAAAAACATAATAAAAATAATTATATACTACAATAATATAATTTAGTTTAGTTTACCCATACTGGGGGTCGAACCCAGAATCTCAAGCTTAGAAGGCTTGCGCGTTATCCATTGCGCCATATGGGCAATTAATAATTGCCATTTTCTTTTTAAATTGTTTTTTTTGTCATTTTAATTATTTAAAATAATAAATTAAAATAAATTTATAAATTATTTTGGTCTTTCTGGTTCATTAGGTTTAATATAAAAAAAATACATAAGCAAAACAGCAACTGAACCTATAAGTAGTCCTGCAATTGCATAGTATAAATGTTTACGAGTTATTGGATTCATATTTATTAACTTTGTTAAATTATTTCAATGATTTAATATATAGTTATATAATAATTATTAAATAAAACTATAAATTATATAAATAATAATTAGTAAATAAAACTATAAATTATATAAATAATAATTAATAAATAAAAAAATAAAACTATGAATAAAACTACTACTATTGATATTTTATCATTAAATCATTTTTTAATCTATTTTAGTTTAGGTTTATTTTTTAAAAATCAATATAAACTTATACTATTATTAAGTCTATTGTGGGAAATGTTTGAATATATTATTTCTCATATAGATTATACAAGAGAATTTTTAATAAACTATTGGTTTGTACCAGAAAAATATTGGAATGAACCATTACATAATAAACTATATGATATTATTATTAATATGCTAGGATATATTATTGGAAATTTTATGTTTATTTAATATTTCTTCCATTTTTTACCACATTCTAGACACGTAATAAATGTTGTCATAGGTTCATCAGAAGACCGCGTTTGAACTTCACAATGAATTGTTTTACGTTTATGACATCGAGGACATTTAAATAAATCACTTGCCGATTCTTGTAATGATTCTTTTAATAATTTTTCTATTTTCATCTTTTCATCAATAATATCAGACCATTTTTCAGGAAATAATTTAAATGTATCAATAAATGCTAAATCATAAGGGTCAATTTCATTTTCTTTTATTTTATTTATTAAATAATCATTTTTAATATATTCAGTGCTATTTAAATTTAGATAAATATTTTTAACTTTACTAATATAAATATCTGTAAAATGATTATTTTCCCATATAGGAATTTTTTTTCTAAAATGACATTTATTGATAGTATAATTATAAATTCCTTTTTCAATCAAATGTATTGTTTTTTTAGGTAATTTTATTTTTTTTAAAATGTGTAGTGCCTGCTGTCTTTTTATATGTAAATCTTTTTCAGTAGTAATACACTCTTTTTTTTCTTCAATTAAAATATCAGACAAAACATCCAAATCATCAATATTAATTATTTTAATCAATTTACTATTTTTATTGGCTCTTTTTTTACGTTTAGGTTTTTTAATTGTTTCTTCGTCATCATCATCTAAATTAATTAACTCTTCTGTTTCACCATCATTGTCATCATTATTTTTTTCTTCATCATCGACTGCTTCTATTATTTCTTCATCTTCTTCATCTTCTTTAGTCTCTTTTTCTTCATCTATATCATCTCCGTTCAAATCATCTTCATTTAAATCATCATCTAAATCATCATTTCCATTTATATCATCATCAACATCTTCATTTGTATCACTTAGTTCATCATCACTTATATCTTCGTCATCTGTTAAGTCATCATCAATATTATCTTCATCATCTTCATTGTCTTCTAATTCTTCATCATTTAAATTATATTCATCATAAATATGTTCATCATTTACTGTATTATTTCTTTGAACGAATTCTATATATTCATCAATATTAATAGTTTTAAAATAATAAGTTGTATTATCAACACACAAACCATATACTTTACCATAAACAATAATTTTTTCATCGGTTTTTTCAATATCGTGTGCTTCTTCAATTATTTCTATTTTATCAATACTAGGTATATATAAATCATAGTTTAATTCTGTTTTATCTTCTTCATTAGGTGAAAACATTAAATAAATACTGCTTTCATCATTATAATCAAAAGATGCAAATACCAATCCA